GCAAAGTTGATCCAATTTACAGTATCGACTCTGTCATCTACATAATTTTTCAATCCTCCTGACTGCATGATACCACAGGTATTGTGATCACAGTAGCGATAAGAGCCATCTATTATACTGGCCTGTATCTCACGGGCTCTGATACTGTGTGTCATGTCTGTCAGACTATCGAATTCCTGCACTTTACCAATACTGATAGGTAACCATACTTGACATATACATGCATAGATATCACCTTCTCCATCCACAGTGATAGTATTGAACGGATGCCAGCAATACTTACCTTTAAGATTGAGATCTTTGTTAAAGTCCATGCCGCGTTGTCTGTAAGGCCACCGCATAGTCGATGGGATATCGTTGGACGACATGGGATGTCTGTCTTGGAATTCCTTATTGCTTACGTCTACCAGATTGTATATTTTTTTATTCAAAGCTAAACAGTGTATCAAATGTTGTTTTAATATCAGTGCTTTCAGAAATACTCCATGACAGCACTCCCAATAGGTTCTCCACCTTCTTGTCTACGATACCCGCTTCCATCAATGAGTCGTCGAAGGGTAAATCTTTAAACCAAGACGGTATATGAGATTCATCTGTGGGATATCCTACACTAGTATAACCCAGAGGATTACCTTTCAACTTACATACAATAGTCTTCATACCGTCTACAATGGCCATACTGTAGTTATCGCTGTGCATACGACGTAGACTGTTCCAGTTCATGGCCGCCCGTACATGCCCTGGCATATTAGCTTTGCCCTGTCTACGCTCATCTTCAGTATAGTTGGTCAGATTGTTTACACGTTTAGGAGTACCTTTTTCCCAAGCGGGTCTCTTCTGAAACTCTAACTTAAACTCACGCACACGATCGATGATCTCTTCCCTACCAGTACCAGTTAATACTGCTAACAATATCTCACTGAGGAAATCCTGCACTACCTTAGGCGTATCACTGCGTTTGAGATCTAGCCCCATAGCCTTGACTTTGCCCTGTTGTCCTTTGACATCTAGTCGCTTACCTTCTTTATCAAATATTAATACGGCATAGCGTTTTTTCTTGATAAAGAGTCCCTTGGTAGCTATTAGTTCTCTACCGCCGCGTATGATAGAACCTGCATCACGTGGACAATGACATGCACGTTCCATAAATGCAGGAAAGCTTTCGTTAACCTGATCTGCGATGCTATCATAGACTTGTATACAAGTTTCCTTACTCCATTCCATACGTCCCGCTTCTACATCTTCTTTGACAGCAGGCCACGCACTAAAGTAAACAGAGTCAGTATCACCGTAGATGATAGAATCACCTACATGATCATATTTTCCTGTAATAGCTTCATTGACGAAACTGTCCATATGTTTAGCGATAGTACGACCTGTTAGAGTAGTACTCTGACCGATCCTATGATCGAAGAATCTACAACCTGGGTTAAGGATAGCACCATACAGACTGTTTAGGTTAATCTTCTTAACTAGTTGACGTTTGTCCCAATACTCTTGATCCTCGGGTGTCTTGCTTTCTTTGAGTTTGGCCTGCATCTCTTTACGTTCAGCATACCAACGTTCTAGCAGTCCCGGGATGATACCTTTCTGCTCATAGTTGAATATAGTACCATTGGCACTTAAGGTCCAGGGTTTATTACTATCAAATATCAATCGCCAAACATCTGCGGCACTGAGTACATCGTTGGTACCATCTACTTCCCAGTCGATAGTAATCTCTGTTCCTACATCACCGCGCATGACTGCTTCGTATTCAAAGCTGCCAAATAGACCTTCCCATGCGGCTGCAAAGCTGGCCCCACCTTCCATTTTATCTTTGATATACTTGTCTGTCATCACAGGACGTAATTGTCCTACGATGGTTTCTGGTCCCATATTAAGTGCTCGGATGGCTGAAGGGTATAGACTGTTGATGTCGATGGCTCCGATCCATTCGTGCATGCCTTTTTTGGGATAAGCAACATAGGCACCTGCCGCTTGGCTATCGTCTTCTGTATCTGTTTCTCGGCCTTTCCTGTTAGGAACGACCAATCGTTGGCTGTGAGCTTCATTAATAATTGCCTGTTCTGTAGTTGCCACCGCACCCATAGTAGTGGGTAATAACACGGTGTTGTCATGTGCAATAGTATTGGCCAAATCGAGGAAACGTAGTTTTTTATCTAATTTGGCCACTAACTTGGTGTCTTGCCTGTTGTACTCTAGAAACTTAGGAAAATCTTTATTATATAACTGATCCAACGTGCCTTCGTAGGCAGTCTTGCGTTCTTCTAACTCATACTCACCGATAGCATCTAAACTATAGCTGTGACGTTCTTCGTAGGTATACTTACGATATAACTGCATATAGTCCATATGCACACGGCCTACTAGATCAAACGTAGTCTGTGTAGCACCAAAGCGTTCAAACTCTCTCTGCTTAGGATGTTGACCCCATAGACATAGTCTGCGGGTATCATCCTTACTAAGCATACGGGTGATACGGCCAACGGTATAGGGTATATCATATCCTTCACTGTTCCATCCGCTGAGTATGTCTGCATCGTCGATTAGATTCAAGAATGTATCTAAGAGATCTTCTTCACGTTCAAACATATAGCAGTCAGTAAACTTGTTAGCGATCTCTTGTGCTGTATCCCACGTATAACTCTTAGGTGGGATAGCCAGGGTGATTAACTTGTCTAACCAGTTTAGATAGACGGATATAGCAGTGATGTTGTTAAAAGGGTCTGATGTAGGTGCAAAACCGCGTTCAGGGTCGAAATTTGCCTCGATGTCGAAAAATGCTGTTTGTAACTTTGGAGGTTCGTCACCGAGATAATTGTCCTCGAGACAACGGAATACGGGTTTGACATCGCTTTCCCACAGTCTTTTCTTACCATGCATCCTTACTTCTTTTTGAAATTCTTTACCGTGGTTGGTGGAGAATTTAGATACAGGAGTACCATATATAGTCCTATACTTGCCTTTGGGATCGTCATAATAGAATAGATAGTTGGCAGGATATTCTCTGTATATACGTTCGCCGTCGATCCGCTCTACTACATGTATGCGATCTTTCTGTCTATCAAATAGTGCATCTACATAACTCATTGAGCGATCATCCTATATAATCCAACTGTGTCAATACTTACTAACAAAATGTAGTTAGCCAGCATACCAAAACTCTGTCGACTCCAAGCAGCCCAAGTATACATGATACAACCAGTGATCCAAACAGGATACAAAGCCAAAAGAGGCGGGTTAGGTACAGTGATCGCCATGGTAATACTACAGCCAATACTAATAGCCCAAGCTAGCAACTCTAGAAAGAACCTAAAAGGATTAGTATCGTAATCATCTTTTATCCATTTATATATGTCATAAATTATTTTAGTCAATGAATTTTACCTGTTTGAAATACTACTTGTAGTTTCATAAACTATTCAAAACTTTTATCCATTCAACTATATCAGAATCGTAAAAATAACTTAGCGTACATTCCTTGTCGTGCGTAGTTGCTATTTCTTTAAGTTTATTAACTAACTCAGTCCTTATACTATATGTTTCCGCAACATTCTTAATAGAGTCGACATAAACTCCGTGTTGTTCCAAAAACTGTATAGTCAGATGATTAGTATCTATACCTTCATGAATAGGAATCCAATGTATTTGATCTCGCCATTTTCCTAAATTATAAGTGATAGGGTAACCATGAATATCCATGACTGCGGTAGCCCATATTTTTTGCCATCGAACGTCATCTACTAAGTCTAATAGATCGTTTCGTATTATAAACTCAGCTGTTCCTTTAAAATGTCGTTCTATAGGATCCTGTATATGAGAAAATAATTTACAGCCATCTTCTAATAGATCAAATTGATCTTCCTTCCAATTCAACGATTGAAATAGCCAACTAAATGTCTTACTTGCATTTTTAGTTATTGGAAGATACGCCAAATTATCTTTTCTATATACGAGCATTATAATGTTTTGCCAACAGTTTCTAAGATAGTGTTAAGTTCGTCGTGATCTTTGTTTGTTTCTCCAAGGCTAGCCTTGTGTGCGATCTTGATAGCCTTCTTCAAGAGTGCAGGTTTGATTTCCATCTCTTCGGCGATAGCTTTAACAGTATCGTTCAATCCTGCGCTTAGATCTTCTACTTCACGGAGTACAGTCATGCCCTCATTGATAAGATTAATCAGCTTGGATTTTTGTTCCGTGGTAAATGTGCGGTCACTCATTTGTTTCTCCTTAAAAGATTAATTATACGTGATGCAGACTAGGATGTCAACAACTACTTAGGCTTGATCCAAAAGATTTGGGCATACTGACTTCCACGTGTGGATCCTTTGCTATCAACTGCATTAGGTGCGGTTGTATCCAGGATGCAGGCGGCCAATTGGTGTCATCGAACTTCTTGCCAATATGGTGCCAATCAATCTCGACGCGACTCATATCTAGTATATGTTGATCTCTAGCCAGTGCCATGGCAGTATGATCTATACCATCTGCTACTATGACATCCTTGACATGATTCTTCCAAAAAAGTGGAAAGTCGCTTAGAGTAAATTTGTAGTCTGTACCCTTGGGATCTACTGTATGTAAGGGCAACATAGGATTGATGTTTACACAGTCAGGATCTCTATCTTTAAATCCATAGCGTATAACCATACCTTCGAAGAATTTAGTGGGAATTTCTAACGGTGGCGCTACACCTGGACCAATCTTGACATGGGCATAACCATCGAAATGTCTGAACTGTTCCTTGGTAGGGACCAACATGGTGTTGGAAGGTAATGCTACATCATTCCAATGTTCGGTCCTAAAGATCAACTTGTTCTCATCTTTAATCTGATCCACATACCAATCAAAGAATCCTTTGTGCATGATACGCAGAGCATCATTGTTGCCCATGGTGTAGACTGCACAGTTCTTGTTGACCAGTACTCCGCCTAGACCATATGCTGCTCTGATACTTTCGGGCCAATGACTAGTAGCTACTACTGTGCCTACGGGACATCTGGCTAGATTCTCTAGACATTCCTTAAAGACTTCTATGGTACTGTCTGTGAATATGTGATCTTCGTTGCCCGCAGGAAATATTAGATCATCGTCTATGCTGTTAAATTCTTGTTGTTTTTCGCGCCACTGTGCTATATTGTTACAA